ATGCCGACACAGCAACAGCACTAGCAACTGCCAGAACTATTGGTGGAGTTAGTTTTGATGGTACTGCTAACATCAACTTACCAGGTGTTAACGCAGCCGGTAACCAAGATACCTCAGGAAATGCTGCCACAGCAACTGCTCTAGAAACTGCAAGAACTATTGGTGGAGTATCATTTGATGGTACTGCTAATATCAACTTGCCTGGAGTTAACACAGCCGGTGACCAAGATACCTCAGGAAATGCAGCTACAGCAACATCTGCAGCAGCCTGGACAACAGCTAGAACTCTTAGCTTAGGCGGAGATTTATCTGGTTCAGTTAGTATAGATGGAAGTGCTAATGCTTCATTAACTGCAACAATTGGTGCAGGTACAGTAGAGTTTGCCATGTTAGCAGGTGCTAATGTTCAGACAAGCGGTGAGTCCTTTAGTGATTCAGATACTGTTTTGATGACAGCAGCAGCAGCTAATAGCAGATTTAGAATCAACATATATGATTCTAGTGGTACATTATTAAACTAATAGGTTAAATATATGAATAATGTCGTCATAAAACCTAAAAGAAGTGAGACAGCTTCATCCTCTCCTACTGCTAGTGATCTAGCAGTGGGGGAAATGGCTATCAATCTCTCTGATAAAGCAATATTTGTTAAAGACTCAAATGGTAACATTGTGCAAGTTAGCAATTATTCTGTATCAGATCCGAGTCTTGTATTTCCAACAGGAGATCTAGGCTCTTTGTCTAGCGGAACGGATGCTTTTGGAGTTAGTTTAGTCGCTAACTTTGATAATAAAGTAACTCCCGGAGGACAAGAAAAAACAGAAGATTTAGGAGCATTAAGTTAATGGCATTATCTACAAGGCAAGAACTTATTGATTACTGTCTCAGGAGGCTAGGGTTTCCTGTTATAGAGATCAATGTTGATGAAGATCAAATCAATGATAGGATTGACGATGCCTTGCAGTATTGGCAAGAGTATCATTTCGATGGTACAGAAAGAACTTATGTTCAGCACGAGATAACAGGAAGCAAATTAAATTTACAGGCTCCTGTGGCAAGTAACTTTAACAAAGGAGAGAAAGTTACAGGGAATACATCTGGTGCAACAACTGTTATACATGCCGCAAGTGGTTCTGAAATAACTGTAGAAAAAGTTTCTGGAACATTTCAAGCAGGTGAGCAAATTCAAGGCTCAGAATCTGGATACGTTGCTACTTTATCTTCGGGGTCTCATTATGAAGAGGGAGATATTGAAAAGGGTTGGATCCCAATTTCCAATGGCATTACAGGTATTGTGAGGCTGTTTAATTTTGGAGGTGCAGCCACAGCTAACACAAGAGACGGCAACCTCTTTGATATTATGTATCAGTTTAGACAAAATGATCTATATAATCTAATGGGTGCGGATATGCAATATTATACAATAGTGCAATCTCACTTAACAACATTAGAACAATTATTAGTATCATCTAGACAGATTAGATGGAATAGAAAAACTAATAAACTTTATATAGATACAGATTGGGATAAAACATTCAACCCTGGTGACTATGTTGTTGCTGAGGCATACGCAATTTTAGACCCTGCAGATTATGCCGAAGTATATGATGACATGTTCCTTAAAAAATATGCCACCGCTCTCATTAAAAGACAGTGGGGCGAAAATATGAAAAAGTTTGGGGGGATACAATTACCAGGAGGAGTTACACTCAACGGAGATCAAATATTTCAAGAAGCAGTTCAGGAGATAAATGTTATAGAAGATGAAATGCAAAAGAGATATGAATTGCCTCCAACGTTTATGGTAGGATAAGATGCCTACAAATTTTTATTTTCAATCAGGCGATGCAATTGGAGTTACCTCTGAACAACGTCTTATTGAAGACCTAATCATAGAGTCCTTAAAAATATACGGACACGACATCTATTACATGCCTAGAACGCTTGTAAATGAAGATACTATCTTTGATGAAGATCAGTTATCTCAATTTACACAGGCATATCCTTTAGAAATGTATTTGGAAAATGTAAACGGCTTCGAGGGAGAAGGAGAGCTGTTTAGTAAGTTTGGTATAGAGATAAGAGATCAAGCTACCTTTATATTGGCAAGACGTAGATGGGAAGAAATGGTTCACTCTACAGAGGGAGAATTTCAGTTAGATTCTCGTCCTGTCGAAGGAGATCTTTTATATTTTCCAAAGACAAATTCTATATTTGAAATTAAGTACGTGGAGTTTGCGGACCCTTTTTATCAGGCAGGCAAGCTATATGTATTTAAATTGCAATGTGAATTGTTTGTATACAGTTCAGAGGTTCTCGATACTGGAACAGATGCAGATGATATCATGGAGACAAACAGTCTAGATATGTTACGATATCAATTCTTACTTGAGGACGGCGGACTGTTTACTTTGGAAGATGCTAGTACAATGATATTAGAAGAATACTCATCACAAAAAACTAATGCCAATACAGATAATGAGGATTTCGCAAATCTAAATTCCGTTGAGGGTATATTAGATTTCTCTGAAAGAAATCCGTTTGGAGAGCTATTAGATGTTTAAAAATAAAACATTTTACAACCAACACATAAAAAAGGCTATTATAGCTTTTGGTACCATCTTTAATAATATAAACATTGAAAGGAAGGATAGTGATGGTGTAGTTAATCAGTCGCTAAGGGTTCCTTTGGCATACTCAACAAAACAAAAGTTTTTATCTAGAATTAGAGCTGTGCCTGATGAACAGTTCAGAGATGTTCAATTAATTCTTCCTAGAATGGGTTTTGAAATAACTTCTTTAACATATGATCCTTCTAGAAAGATATCACCCATACAAAAAAATAGAGCAGTTGGTGCCGGAGACGACACTAATACAGTTAGACAGTCTTTTGTTTCTACTCCATATAATATGCAGCTGTCTTTATATGTGTTTGCTAAAAATCAAGAAGATGCTTTACAAATTGTAGAGCAAATTTTCCCATACTTTAATCCAGATTTCAATGTTACAGTTAATGAACTTCCTGAACTAGGTATTAAAAGAGACATTAAAATCACATTAGACAGCGTAGATTATGAGGACCAATATGAAGGAGATTTCTCTCAAAGACAGAGTATTATTTGGACTTTAAATTTTAATATGAGAATTAATTTCTTTGGCTATGTAGGATCAGCAACCGTTATTAAAGAGTCTATTGCAAGGCTTTATACAGATATAAACTTAGATGCCTTAAAGCAAGTAAAAGTTTCTGGTGCTGTAGGTTCTGATGGAACTATAAATAAAGAGTTAACTCCAGCAGATGATTATGATTACATAACCAACATATTGGAAAGTTTTGAGGGTGAAGATGTCGGCTGAAAATCCATTTGAGAAATTAGATAAAAAATTTAAAACAAGTCCTACGGCTGCTTTAGATAAGACATTAACTAAAGTTAGGGAAGAAAAGGATTTGCCTGTTCCTGCTGAAACGCATGATAAGCAGTTAGAATCAGATTTTCAAGAAGCCAGAGATATTTTAAAAAGAACAGCTACTTATAGTGAAGAGGCAATACAGGGCATCCTTAATATCGCAAAAAATAGTGATCACCCTAGGGCTTATGAGGTTGCAGGACAGTTAATTAAAACTCTACAAGACAATGCACAGGGTATGTTAGACGTGCAGGACAAAGCAAAAAGAGTTAAAGGTGAGACAGGAAAGTCTTCAAAGGTAACAAATAATAATCTATTTGTTGGAAGCACAAAAGATCTTTTAAAGGCACTTGGTAGAGAAGAAAAAGATCCGAAAGTTATTGAGGGGTAAGTAAAGTATGGAAGATCAAACCTCTTACCACGGCAATCCCAATCTAAAGGCCGTCGGTTACCAACATCAATTCACCAAAGAACAATTACAAGAATATGTTAAGTGTAAAGAAGATCCAATCTACTTTATAGAAAACTTCTGTCAAATTATCACATTGGATAGGGGTTTACAACTCTTTAAATTATACGATTGTCAAAAAACAAAAGTAGATATTATTCTAAAAAATCGTAAAGTTATCTTAATGGAGGGCAGACAGCAAGGTAAAACGGTTACAGCTGCAGCTTGTATTTTATGGTACACAATTTCAGGAAGATAAAACAGTCGCTATAATGGGTAACAAGACGGCGGCTGCTAGAGAAGTATTATCTCGTTACCAAATTATGTATGAGAATTTACCAATATGGATGCAGCAAGGTGTAAAGACATGGAACAAGGGTGACGTTGAGTTAGAAAATAATTGTAAAGTTTTTACAGCAGCAACAACAACCTCAGGTATTCGAGGTAAATCTGTAAACTGGCTATACATTGATGAGGCGGCAATTATTCCAAACAATGTTGCAGACGAGTTTTTTGCTTCTGTTTATCCTACTATTTCTGCTGGTGAGACAACAAAAATTCTTCTCACATCTACTCCATTGGGTTACAACCACTTCTGGAAGTTTTGGAACGAATCAGAAAAGAATGCTAATGGGTTTGTAAATCATTTTATTCACTATAGCGAGATTCCAGGAAGAGACGAGAAGTGGGCAGAAGAACAATTTAAACTTCTTGGCGAGCTAAAATTCAACCAAGAGGTTTTATTGAATTTTTAGGGTCATCTAATACACTTATTAATGCTAGAACTATTGCTAATTTAAGTTCAATTGATCCTGTTTTTCAAAATAATGGTTTGGATATATATGAAGAGCCTAAAGAAAATAGGTTCTATGCTATAACGGTAGACACTGCTAGGGGTATAGGTGGAGATTATTCCGCCTTTGTTGTTTTTGATATAACAGAAATGCCCTATAAGGTTGTAGCAAAGTATAGAGATAACAAGATCGCACCTATGTTATACCCAGAAGTGGTATCTAAGGTGGGAAAAGATTATAATAATGCTTATGTCTTAGTAGAAACAAACGACATAGGCCAACAAGTCGTACAAATATTACATGAGGAAATAGAATACGATAATATTTTTAGTACAGTAACCGAGAAAGGACGACAGTTTGTGTCTCCTGGTTTTGGAAGAACTACTAAATTAGGAGTAACTACTTCTAAACAAGTAAAAAGACAGGGGTGTTTTGCTTTTAAATCTTTAATGGAAGAGCAAAAACTTCTATGTTTTGACGCAGACATTATACATGAGATGTCAACGTTTGTTGAAAAAGGTAATACTTATCAGGCAGATGAAGGATATCACGATGATTGTGTAATGTGTATGGTATTATTTGGTTGGTTATCTGCTAATCCTTTTTTTAAGGAATTAACAGATGTAAACACTAGAGAGGGATTATATAACCAGCAAATGAAAAGTATTCAGCAAAATCTTACGCCATTTGTTATGCGTAAGTCAAATGATGAGCCAGAAGGAGAAGTTATTGGCGGAGACTACTGGTTGTTGGACGAAGAATACGCAAAAAAAGTACAGGAATTAGGACTTAAATTTTAATTTTTATAAATAATTGAATGAAACAAAACTTGTGTCATTCATAATAAACCGAGGAGAAAAACATGGCTTTTCAGCTATCACCAGGCGTACTCGTTACAGAAAAGGATTTAACTACTGTAGTACCTGCGGTCGCTACCACATCTGGCGGCATCTGTGGTTATTTCAAGTGGGGTCCAGTTGGCGAGATTCGCACTATAGATTCAGAAAATAATTTAAGAAAATACTTTGGTGTTCCTGACAATGACGTAGCAGATGTATGGTTTACAGCTGCTTCTTTCCTTGCTTATGGCAACAACCTTCAGGTTGTGCGTAAAGTTGGAAGCACTGCTTTAAATGCTACAGCATCTGGAGCAGGCGTACTTGTATCGAACGCTGATGATTACGCTTTTAACCACGCCGGCGGAAATAATTCTGTTGGTATGTGGGCAGCAAAATTCCCAGGAACCTTAGGCAATAGCATTAAGGTATCCTTCGCAGACAGCGCAACTTTTAGCACGTGGACTTATGCAGGTAACTTCGATTACACTCCAGGTACCACAGCTTCTGCTACAGCAGCAGGCGGTTCTCAAGATGAGATGCACGTTATCGTCATTGACGAAGACGGAGCTATTACAGGAGTCGCAGGCACAATCCTAGAAAAATTTGCAGGATTGTCTAAAGCAGTAGACGCTACAAACTCTGTGGGCGAAACTAACTATTATAAAAATGTTCTTAATCGTGAAAGTGAGTGGATTCACTGGATGGATCACCCAGCCAAGAAAGATGCTTCTGCATCTAACTGGGGTTCTACCATGGCAGGAACAACGTTCCAGGTCTTGGACGATACGGACATTGCACCATCTGTAGCAGATGCTTCTTTACAAGCAGGCGCAGATGCAGCTCCTAGCGACGGAGATCTTCAGAATGGTTACGAACTATTTGCTAATGATGAGCAGGTAGACGTTTCCTTGATCATGGCCGCAGGACATAGCATTACAGTAGGTAAGTGGATTCAGGACAATGTTTCTACAGTAAGAAAAGACTGTTTAACATTTGTTTCACCTCAGAGATCTAGCGTAGTAAACAACGCAGGTTCAGAGGCAGCAGACATTGTTTCTGATAGAAATTCTTACACTACAACATCTTACTCCGTTATGGACAGTGGATGGAAAGTAATGTACGACAGATACAACGACATTTATAGAACTGTTCCTTGTAACGGTGACACCGCAGGACTTTGTGTTATTACTGACACAGTAGCAGATCCTTGGTATTCGCCAGCAGGTTACAACAGAGGTCAAATTAAGAATGCTGTTAAACTAGCTTACTCACCTAAGAAAACAGACAGAGATACAATTTACAAAGCAGGCGTTAACCCGATTGTTGGTTTCCCTGGCTCTGGCATCCTGTTATTTGGTGACAGAACTATGTTAGACAAGCCTTCCGCTTTCGACAGAATCAACGTTAGAAGATTGTTTATTGTATTAGAAAAAGCAATAGCTACAGCAGCTAAGTTCCAGCTATTTGAATTTAACGATGCTTTCACAAGAGCACAGTTCACTAGCTTAGTAGAGCCTTTCTTGAGAGACGTTCAAGGCAGAAAAGGTTTATATGACTTTAAAGTGGTATGTAATGAAAACAACAATACTCAAGAAGTAATTGACAGACAAGAGTTTGTTGCAGACATTTACTTGAAGCCTGCGAAGTCTATTAACTTTATTCAACTTAACTTCATCGCAACAAGAACAGGAGTTTCTTTTGAGGAAGTTGGCGCTTAAGGGTTATAAATAAAAAGTAAATAGGAGACATTAATGAATATTTCAGAATTTAAAGCCCGACTTGGCGCAGGTGGAGCACGTCCTAATCAGTTTAGGGTGTTATTAGGCTTCCCTAGTTATGTTCCAGGCGTTGATCCGTCATATAGCTTATTGGTTACAGGTGCAGCACTTCCTGCTTCAACTGTTAACCCAGCTATTATACAGTACAGAGGTCGTGAAGTAAAATTGGCAGGCGAAAGAATTTTCGATCCGTGGACAATTACTATTGTAAACGACACAAGCCAGTCTTTAAGACAAGCTTTCGAACTCTGGATGGAAGGGATGAACGGCAAAGAAGATAACGAAGGTACTCTAAATCCATCAGATTACCAAGCCGATATCGTAGTTCAGCACTTGGACCGTAACGACGATGTATTGCCAGGCGGCACATATACATTAAGAAGTGCATTTCCGATTCAAATGTCAGAAATTGCACTCCAGTATGCACAGAACGATATTATCGAAGAGTTTACAGTTACATTCCAGTATCAGAATTACGACGTCGTTTAAGGCGACCGTAAGAGTTTAATATAATATGAAGATTTTTGGGTTTAACATAACTCGAGAGAAGATGCCACAAAGTGAGAAATCCTTTGTGGCTCCTTCCGACGAGGGCTCAGTAGAGAGCATTAGAGCCGGTGGCTATTACGGCACCTATCTAGATATAGAAGGGGTTGCTAATAATGAAGCCGAGCTTATTAAAAGGTATAGAGACATATCCTTAATGGCTGACGTGGATGCTGCCATTGAGGATATTGTCAATGATAGTCTAAGTAATTTAGAAGATGAAGATCCAATTACTTTAAATTTGGATAAGGTACAATTAAGTGCTTCTGTTAAAAAACAAATTCTAGCAGAGTTTGAAAATATAACAGATATTTTAGATTTTAAAAATAGAGCACAGGATTACTTTAGACGTTGGTACATTGATGGAAGAATGTACTTCCACAAAGTTATCGACATGGAAAAGCCTCGGCAAGGTATTAGGGACATTAGATATATTGACCCTAGAAAAATTACAAAGGTCCGAGAAGTTAAAAAAGAAAAGAACGCAGATGGTATACAGTTTGTTAAGAGTGTAGAAGAGTTCTTTATTTTTAATGACAAAGGCATTGCTAATAAGCCAGGACAATATAAGGCCACAGCTAACGATCAGGCCTTAAAGATTACTAAAGACGCGATAACATACGCGCCAAGTGGATTAGTAGATCAAGATAAAGGAATTGCTTTATCTTACTTACATAAGGCAATAAGGCCCGCTAATCAACTTAGAATGATGGAAAACGCTGTTGTAATTTATCGTATTACAAGGGCGCCAGAACGAAGGATATTTTATGTAGATGTTGGTAACTTGCCAGCGCAAAAGGCAGAACAATATCTAAAAGACATTATGGATCGTTATCGTAATAAGTTAGTATACGATGCATCCACTGGCGAGATTAGAGACGATAAGAAGTTTATGTCTATGTTGGAAGATTTTTGGCTTCCACGTAGAGAAGGTAGCAACGGCACAAATATAGACACACTCCCCGCCGGACAAAACTTGGGGCAGATTGAGGACGTTGAATACTTTCAAAAGAAATTGTATCAGTCTTTAAATGTTCCGGTTTCTCGCCTACAGCAGCAAGCAGGTTTAAACTTTGGCAGAGCTGCAGAAATTAATAGAGACGAATTAAAATTTACAAAGTTCGTTGCTAAGTTAAGAAATAAATTTGCTATCATCTTTGATGACTTGCTTAAGACACAATTAGTTTTAAAGAAAGTAATTACAGAAGAAGATTGGAAATCTATCAGAGATGACATTATATACGAATTTGCTTCTGACGCTTATTATACAGAGTCAAAAAATCAAGAGATTTTAAGAAGCAGGGTAGAAGTTTTAAACGGGGTGTCTAGTTATATAGGCACATTGTACAGCAAAAAGTATGTACAAAAAAATATTTTAATGCTAACAGATGAAGAGATTGAAGAAATGGAAAGAGAGATGATGTTAGAACAGCCTCTTAATCCAGATCAAGAAGGAGAAGATAATGGACCAACAACAGGCGATTAAAGATATGATGGACAGCATTGCTAGTGGAAAAGCTAGTGAGGTCCAGGACAAGTTTAATTCAATTATGCAGGATAGAGCTAATAATGCTATCAATGATTTTAAGGCAGAATTAGCTTCATCCGTATTTAAAAATCCAGATTTGCAAGCAATGGGTTTGGCAGACGGCGAGGAACACATACATGAAGTGGACCCAGCCGCAGAACCTGAAACTGTGGATCTAGACCAACAAACAGGAGACGACGATGAAGACGTTTAAAGATTTTAGAAATGGTGTTGAAGTAGATGACATCGCTGAGGCACCTGTTGATGGCGTAGAGAAAGGTTCTTTGCCAGGCGATCAACACATGTGCGCAAGCAAAATTTTCCACAAAGAGTGGAAAGAGGGTACACCTATTTTAGGGGAACATGCACAACCAGATGACTTGGGGCATGTTTCTTGGTACAAAGTAATGTTTGAGCATGGAGTAGAAACCGTAGAGATAGACGATCCAGATGTAGAAGTTTTGGAAGAAGGCTCTCACGGTAATCATAAGAAGAAGTAATTAATAACCGGGAGACACATAGATGGCATTCGCTAGTTCTAATTTAAAGTTGACACAAGTCCAAGCCGTCGTCAGAGTCAGCGGAACTGGCGGGGACACAGGGACAATCGACTTGGATGTTGATATCAAAAAGGCATCCGAAACGGTAGGCACACCAGAAGTAAACATTACAAAGATACACTGGTACTGCGATAAAAACTCTGCAATTACAATTGCTAGAAACGGCACAACTATTGCACACTTGCACGGTGTAGGGTTTACCGATTGGTATGGTTTCGTTGAGAACACAGAAAACACATCAGACATTGACATTAATATTTCTAATGGTGATGCAGTTCTCATTCTCGAACTTAACAAATCCGCAGGTTATGGATCACAACAGCATCAAGGTGCTTTAGGGAGTTTAGGATAACATGAAACTTATTACAGAAGTAACAGAAGAAATTAAATACCTTTCTGAGTTAAATGAAGAGACAGGTAAGAAGTCTTACTTTATTGAAGGGCCTTTCTTACAGTCTAACATTACAAACAGAAATGGACGTATGTATCCTAGAGAGATCATGGAGAAAGAGGTTGCACGTTACACTAAAGAGAACATCGACAAAAAACGTGCCTACGGCGAACTTGGTCACCCTGATGGTCCTACAATTAATTTAGATAGAGTTTCACATATGATTGTCGGTCTAAAAGAGGACGGAGACAATTTTATTGGAAAGGCAAAGATTCTTGACACGCCTATGGGTAGAATCGTCAAGGAACTTATAGACGAAGGTGCTAACCTTGGTGTTAGCTCAAGAGGGCTAGGTACTCTTAAAGAGACCAAGGATGGTGTTAACGAAGTCCAGGACGATTTTATGTTAGCAACAGCAGCAGACATTGTAGCTGACCCCTCAGCACCAGACGCCTTTGTACGTGGTATTATGGAGAATAAAGAGTGGGCTTTTGTTAATGGTGTTTGGAAAGAACAAGACGCTTATTTAGCACAGGAAGCCATTAAAAAGGCTCAGTCAAGAGAACTTGAGGCAACAAAGTTAAAAGTTTTTGAAAGTTTCTTGAATAAATTGTCCAAAATTTAAATAAATATAAATATAATTTAGAAGTAAACTAAACAACCGTAAAAGGGAGAAAACAATGGGAGTAGAATCCAAAATTAGAGAACTTATGGAGGGCGCCGCAAACCGTCCTTTAGATAAGCAGCAAGGTGATGCTACTAACCCTACCCAAGGCGATTCTAATCCAAATCCTGAAATGCAAGACCTTAGTGGTACTGGCAATGCAGAAGGCGGATTAACATCAGAGGTAGGAAAGGCAGCATCTGCTAAGTCTTCTAAAGACAATACTCTTCCAGCAGGACAAGGCGCTGGTAAGGCACCTAACTTCGACGATAAGGAAGACCCCAGAAAAGTTGTAGCTCAGTCTACATCTGCTGGTAACGTTCACCAAGAAGAAGTTGAAGAGTCAGAAGAAGAAGTTATTGTTGAAGACGAAGTTGTTGAAGCAGAAGCAGAAGAAGAAGTTTTGCAAGAAGATGAAGTTGAGGAAGTTGAAGCCGAAGCTGAAGAACTTGTAGAAGAAGACACTGATGAAGAAGCCGAAGCACTTTTCGAGGCTGACCTAGAAGCCTTGTTCGCAGACGAAGAACATCTCAGCGAAGAGTTCAAAGTTAAGGCCGCAAACATTTTTGAGGCAGTTTTAACAGCACGTGTCACATCAGAAGTCGAAGCTATTGAAGCCGAACTTACTGAACAGTTTAACACAGAATTTGAAGCAGCTAAAGAAGGATTAGTTGAGAGCATCGACAAATACCTCTCTTATGTTACTGAGAACTGGATGAAGGAAAATGAGCTTGCACTTGAGAGCGGAATCAGAACAGAAGTTACTGAGTCCTTTATTAAGAGCATGCAACAGGTGTTCACAGAGCACTACATTGAACTTCCAGAAGAAAAATATGATGTTCTTGGTGAGATGCAGCAAAAGATCGACGAATTGGAATCTCGTTTAAACGAGCAAACCGAGAGCAACGTTGAGCTTAGTAACGAAGCTAACAAACTTAAGAAAGAAAGAGTTTTCGCTGAAGTAGCTGAAGACTTAGCTTCTACAGAGGCAGAGAAATTTGCATCGTTAGTAGAAGATATTTCTTATGGTAGCGAAGAGCTTTACAGACAGAAACTTACTGTAGTTAAGGAAAATTATTTCCCCAAAGAGCAGTCAGTTGATTCTGAGAAGTTAGAGGATACTGTTGAGGCTGAAGCTTTAGTTGAAAATAGTGTAATGTCTAGATACACAGCAGCTATTTCTAAGTCGCAAAAGTTTTAATCAAAAAGTAATTTATTATAAATAAATAAGTTATATAATAGTAACTGTAAAAACAAGGAGAAATTTAAATGTTTCTAACAGAAGAACTACAAAAAAAGTGGGAGCCAGTTTTAGCTCATCCTGATCTTTCTGAGATCAAAGATAGCTACAAAAAGGCAGTAACCACAGTTGTTCTCGAAAACCAAGAGAAAGCTCTTCGTGAAGAAAAGGCTGCTCTTTTCGAAGCAACACACGCAAACCAAACAGGTTCAAGCATTGATAACTATGATCCTATTTTGATCAGCTTAGTTAGACGTGCATTGCCTAATCTTATGGCTTATGATGTTTGTGGTGTTCAGCCAATGACTGGACCTACAGGCTTAATCTTTGCCATGAAGTCTCACTACTCTTCTCAGACAGGCACAGAAGCCCTGTTCAACGAAGCCGATACAGACTTCTCTGGCGCAGGCACACATGCCGGCTCCAACCCTGTTGATGGTACTTACACAACAGGTAATGGTGTTTCTACTTCTACAGCAGAAGGTTTTGGTGACTCTACAACACTTAACGAAATGGCTTTCTCGATCGAGAAGACAACCGTTACAGCTAAGTCCAGAGCACTGAAAGCAGAATACACTGTTGAACTTGCACAGGACCTTAAAGCTATTCATGGTCTTGATGCAGAATCAGAACTTTCTAACATCCTCTCTCAAGAGATCTTAGCTGAAATCAACAGAGAAGTTATTAGAAATATTTACAAAGTAGCTAAAACAGGTTCTGCTTCTACAGCAACCCCTGGTACTTTTGACTTAGACGTTGATGCAAATGGACGTTGGTCAGTTGAAAGATTCAAGGGCTTATTGTTCAACATCGAAAGAGACGCTAACGTAATTGCACAAGACACACGTAGAGGAAAAGGTAACTTTATTATCTGTTCCGCAGACGTAGCTTCTGCAATGGCAATGGCAGGTGTACTTGACTACGCTCCAGCACTTTCAACTAACTTAAACGTTGATGACACAGGTAACACTTTCGCTGGTGTATTAAACGGTCGCTACAGAGTATACATTGATCCTTATTCTGCAAATACAGGCGCTGCTAGCCAGTTCTATGTTGTAGGTTACAAAGGAACTAGCCCTTATGACGCAGGTCTTTTCTACTGTCCGTATGTTCCTTTACAGATGGTCAGAGCAATTGATCCTAGCACATTCCAGCCTAAAATCGGTTTCAAAACTCGATATGGAATGATCGCTAACCCGTTTGTATTGGCATCCGATGGTTCTACAGACGCAGATAACTTTACTGCAGATAGAAACCAATACTACAGATCAGTTAAGGTTACAAACCTTATGTAATAAAAATAAAAAGATTCCCCTAGGGAACATTTTTGAAGGGGGGCATTAGCCCCTCTTTTTTTGTTTTATAAATAACGTTAGTTAAAGGAGTAATATTATGGCTAAACAATGGAACAGTGGTAAAGCAGTGATTAACCACGTTAAAAAAGCTACCTCGCAAGGTGTAGGTGGCAGAGGCAGGAGCGTAAAGTGCTCAATGTCTCATATGAACAAGCATAAAAAACGTTCATATAAAAAGTATAGAGGGCAAGGTAGGTAGTGGTAGACAAACTGATAAACATAACAGAGGCAAGTTTTGAAGCTAGCAATCCAAGTGAGTTAGATTATTTAAGGCCAAACGGATTTAAGTTTTTAGTTCACAATATTCCAAACGTGTCTTTCTTTTGTCAGTCTGCAAACATACCGGATGTTTCAATGGGTACTCCTATTGTAGCAACACCCTTAGTGGACTATGCTGAACCGGGCGATAAGTTACAGTTTGGCGAGCTACAAATTAGGTTCCTAATACAGGAGAACCTTTTAAACTATACTGAACTCTATAATTGGCTTAGGGGTTTGGGTTTCCCAGAAGACCATGATGAGTATAAAGAGTATGCCCAAAAACAGGCTTACAGGTTCCCTGATCTTAAGCAACATAGACAGGGCAATTTAGGAGAAAAAAGCGATGCCACATTATTCGTTTTGGACTCTAATAATAACCCAATCGCTAGAATTATATTTGAAGATGCTTTCCCTATTGCTTTAAGTGGGTTAGACTTTGATATATCCTCAGGTAATACAGAGTATTTCCAAGGACTAGCTACATTTAGGTATAGACAATACATTATCAGTGCAGAAATATAAACGGTATTCTTAACCGTTGACATCTTTACCGTTTCGTGTATAATGTCTTATATATAGCACCTAGGAGTATATTATGCGACTTGATGAAATACAGAATATGTGGCAACAGGATTGTAAAATAGATGAGCTTAATTTAGGCTCAGAGTCAGTTCGTACAGCAGAGTTACATTCTAAATATTTAAATCATTTGTCTAACTATAGACTTATGGTTCGTAAGTATGAATCTCAGATGCTTGCTTTACGTAGGACAAAGTGGAAATACTACAGAGGTGAACTCAGTAGAGAAGAGTTAGAGGCTCTTGGTTGGGATCAGTATTTGGGAAACCAGCCACTTAAAAATGAAATGCAAGAGTTTTTAGATAGCGATGCAGATATTATAAAACTTGCAGACAGGTTAGAGTATGCTAAAACATGTTTCCAATTTGTTGAAACTGTCATGAGATCCCTGAACAGTCGTACATGGGATATCAAGAATGCAGTAGAGTGGACTAAGTTCACGAACGGTTTGTTATGATCAAAGTCACAAAGAAAAACGAAGTACATTTATTAGTCGATACTGATCCAGGTATCGCTCAAGAACTCAACGACTATTTTACGTTTGATGTTCCAGGTGCTCGTTTTATGCCTCTTTACCGTAATCGTATGTGGGACGGTAAAGCTAGATTATTTAACATATACAGAAAAGAATTATATGTTGGGCTTTTGCCGTATTTGCAAGAGTTTGCCAACACACTGGAGTACGATTTAAATTTAGATGTCAAAGATATTGGCGATCCCGTATCAAAGACTTACGTTGAAACCTTTACAAAGGAGTTAAAACTACAAAGCAATGGAAAAGATATTGAAGTTAGAGACTATCAAGTTGACGGAATCACAGAAGCAATTAATAGAGGTAGGAGTCTCCTATTGTCTCCCACTGCTTCAGGCAAGTCTCTCATTATATATTCCCTGGTTCGTTATCATCAACAGCTAGGAAGAAAACAATTAATCATAGTACCAACCACTTCGTTGGTAGAACAGATGTACGGAGACTTTCAAGACTATGCTACAGCAGTTGATTGGAAGGTCTCTGAAAACTGTCATAGGATTTACGGTGGCAAAGAAAAGTCCAACGAGTTTCCTATCACAATTTCAACCTGGCAATCAATCTATAAGTTTCCAAAGTCCTGGTTTGAAAAGTTTGATGTTGTCTATGGCGACGAAGCACATCAGTTTAAAGCAAAATCATTAACTACAATCCTTGACAAATGCTCTAATACTCC